TGTGGAATTTGATAAATTGATTCAAAATTTTGAAAGATTGCTTCCAAAAAAAGAAGAAAAAAAGAAGTTTGAACTTGCTTTTTGTTAGTTTTTAACCTATAATGAAATTAAATCTATCCGTTGGTATTGATAGAAATTTAATTTCTAAACCCTAATGATCTACTAAATCATTAGGGTTTTTTTTATTGCCAAAAAATCTAGAAACTTGTTACTAACTAACTTTTTTATTTTTAGCTTTATTTTGTTTTTCTCCCAAAAGTAAATCTATTTTCTCGGTTAAATTTTCATCGTTTTCTTTTACCTGCTTATAAAGAAGATCTAACTTATTACCAATAATTTTCAAATCTGAATTTTGTAATTTTTGGTCTTGTCTCTGCTCTTCGAACTGACTTGCTAATTCAGCCTGAAGCAGGGTGGTGTTGTACAAAGTCTCTTTTAATAATGGTATTTGTTTTGCTAAGTCATCAAAGACTCTCATTGCTAACTGATTAAAACTTGTTTCTGTGTCCATGCCATTGCTTAATTTTGGTTTTAAATACTCTCTCCACACAATACGACTTCCTAAAAATAATATGACTAACCAAGGGCTCGCTTTTGCTAAATCTTTTAAAATTAATTCTTCCATTTACAAAGCTTTTAAAATTAACAATAAAGGGCTTAACCCATTAATCAAAGAATTGCCTCTTTCCCAGCCTTCTTTTCGTTGCTCTCTCTGCTGATCGTTACATTCTCGAATACAACTAACCGCACTTTCTCCACTGTTTGCCAATTGTCCACAAACAGTATAGCAAGATGTTTGCATTGTAATGTCTAAGCGCTTTTGGTCAGACATAAACCCCAACTGGTGCGCCCGCCTTTTGGTTCTTTGAGAATCGCATTTTTGAGTGTAGTGATTACCTTCTAAATTGGCGGGTGTAGCGTTTTCATCAAAGTTATACACCTTAACAGAGGCAATTGAGGGTAAAATTATTAGTAATGTAATTAATAATTTAATCATTTTTTTCTTTTTCTTCCAGTGTACACAAAAAACTTTCTAAATAAAACAAAATATCAATGTTTTCTTCAATAGCGTGTTTAATTAATTCTACGGGGCTTAAATTAGCCTCTGAAAGTAACTTGCCATAATTAGACAAACCTTTTTCTTTTTGCTTCTCAATCTTGGCATACAATCGGTCTGAAATTGGGTCTTTAATCATAATGTAATAATTCCTTTCCCTCTTTCAGTGCATATATTTGATAATGCACTGGTTTAATTAAATGACAGGGCAATTTAAAATAGTCAGTAATCGATTCAATATTACTTCCACAATTAGCTAAGTATTCAGAACATATCATTCCATTGTCCTTATCAAGGGATTCAGATAAATCCATGTCAAATAATTCATGCAATTTATTAGTTACTATCATTTGCAAAATATTTAATTTGCCATAGGGTACTTTCAATCTCGCAAAATCCTCTAGGCTTTCTAATACTAATGGAAATTCAAATAATGTATAAGGATTGCCCTTATTTGAGAGTTTAAGCCAATTTTCAAATGGTAATTTGACTACGCCTGCACTAAAATGGGATTCATAAACAAAATCTTTATGTAGAGCAAATACATGACTTGCTATATCTTTTTCACAAATTTTTATTTTATTTCTTGCGCAATCAACTAAGCTATGTGTTTGAATTGCCCTACTAACTCGACTATCCCCAATCGACCAACCTACAAAGATTTTATTATGAGTTATTATCATTTTGCAAAGAGTTCCTTCCTCTCAAGTTCTACAAAGTGATTAATATACTCTTCAGCTGTTATTTCCCCTTGATGAAAATTGTGAGCCAAGTTTTGCACACTAGGAATATTAGATGTTCCTTTCAATCCTCTAAACAAGGTTGCTTTTATGCCGTCACTTAACTGATAAGTGTTTGCCAAGTTTTGTATTTTTTCTATATTCATCTAAGCCAGCCTTTCTGTCCTTCGTTAAGGGGTATTTCAGGCTTAACAATCAAATCAGATTCTCCTCTTTTTAACTCTTGTAAAAATAATGGCAAAAAATCAAGCCTTTCAATTTCGTGCTCCTCCAAAACCGCTTCCAATGCCTCTATTAGTTTATTTCCATCTATTAACATTTTATTTAAAGAACCTCACTTGACTTTCCCCTTCTAAAGGAAATTCTATCATATTGTCTATTATCTCAATATTCTGGGAATAATACGCTTTTTCTACTCTTTTCTTTGCTATTTTAAAGTATTGCCTCTAATCGGTTTATTACTATATTGTTATATAAATCATTTGTTTCTGTAATCATGCCATTTTCTCCGTTCTAAACTTTTTAATTAATTCGCTAATTTCTTCCCCTGGGCATTCTGTAGGGTTTACTTCTCGGTGTAGTTTAACCGAGCTTAAAGGTAATTTAAACCGATTTAATAAAGCCCTGCAAGTGTTTCTTAATGCCGCTTTTTGCAATGGGTGCATTTGGTATTTAGGAGAACCTACAACACAAATACCTACATGATTTTTATTAAATCCTTTGGCGTGTGCGCCTTGTTCGCCTATTTCTAAATATAAATCATCGTCCAATTCACGCCCTTGTTTTACCAAGTGAGACCATTCTAAAATGCTAATTTCTTTGATTGAATCAGGGTGTAAGATTACTCTATGATAGCCAATATCTCTCCAGCCTTGCGCTGTATGCCACCCTCTAATATCTTCTACTAAAGTTTTTGAATTGCTTGCGCTCCAGTGAATTATCAAACCTTCTATTCTATTAATCATTTTTTTATTACCAAGTTCTGTACAAGGGGGTATTTTTTTTTATTGTTTTTTTCTTCAAGTTTTTGTTTTAATTTGTATATTTTCCATCGATCCATGATTCGAGTCATCTCTCCATCAGTAACATTCAAAAAATCAGCTATTTCATTTTGTAACGCAAAATGAATTCCTCCTTGTTTTTCTTCACTAGAAAATGAGCATATAATCAAAACTTTTTCTTTTAACTCTGGCGGTAAGTTTTCAATAATATTAAAAGCCGTTTCTTGTAATAATAATACATTCTTTTTTTTGTTACTTGGTTTTAAAACTGCCAATTTAAAAGCTTTTTCCACATAATCAAAAGAAACAACGGACTCTAACACTTCCATCAAAAAAGGATAGGCGTTACGGGCTTCACACAAGAATATTTTACTCATAAAAACATTCTAGCAAAAGGCTATTTTTTAACAAATTCCAAACAATCTAAAAATACCAGTATTAATACTTCCAGTAACAGTTCCTGCGGCAGTCAAATAAGTTATACGCAACGCATTATTTAATTCAGCAGCTAATCGTGCGCCCGACCCTGAATTATTTCTGATAATTCCATCAACTCCTTCGCTACAAGACTGAACGATTAAAAGCTTTTTCTAGCCTTTCAGAGCCTATCGCTTGAGATAAAATCCTTGTCAAATAAGGGGTTTCTAATTGAGTTAATTGAGTCATTATTTTTTCTTAAATTCCTTTTTCTTTTTTTTTATTTGCTCTTTACCTGATTATACAAATCAAAAAAACCTTGTCCGAGTTGTATTTGTCCTTGTGTGGTCAAATGCTCATTATCATCGGGGTCTCGTAGAAAAGAAATAGTATCAAGTTTGTAAACATTTGGCAAATTTATAGTATTAATCGCATTTCTCACTTTATTTATATAAAAAGCTGTGTTTACTGGCTTAGCTAAAAACCATTTTAAAGTTTGGAATTCTAAATAATCTCTAACACCGCCCACCAAGGCGGTTAAGTTGTTTTGATACCCATTAGCAAAATTAATGTCTCTCGCGTCCGATTCCCCTTGTAGCCAAAAAATACCCTCAATTTGAGGCTCCCAGCCATTTAAAAGACATTGAGCTTTTATATTTTCTAGCTGGTTAATAGCTCTTAAAATTTCCTTACTTCTGTCAGTTGTAGAGCCTGAAGAGCCATTATTAACAGTCCAGAAGAACATATTAGTACCGCCCGCCCCGTGCTTTAGAACAATATGCTTTGTATTAATATCAGTAGTATCTAGATTAGTGGAAAATTGCATTTCAGGACCAAATCCAAAATTAAAATTATTATTTTTAGATTCTTTTTTTGCAATCGTTTTTAGGGCTTTGAGCGGGTGTAGTCCTATATCTAGTTTGCTTGTATTATTATATAAAATTTGGTCTGATACGATAGGAGCTAAGGCGTTATCACTGCGCCAACCAATAATATTGCTTTGCCCCCAGAAACAATAAATTTTTGCAATTGTCATATTTTTAACCCTTTCTCACTATTTTAAATAGAACTTGATCTTCCGCTGTTAAATTGTTGGTTGTCGAGCCGTGCGGTCTAATAATATCAGTATTTTTGCAATAATGCTCCGTACAACAGTTTTTAAAATCAGTTGCGCCCGCCGTACGCTCTTGTACAAGTCGAGTCTCGTTTGTTATTGTTTGGATCGCTGTAGTTAATTGCGTGCTATTTAAACTTATACCAACTCGCTCCGCTGCCGTGAGGTTGCCGTCTGTAAAACTCACAAAATATAAACCTCTTTTATTAATCGTTACGCTATCCCCTAAAGTTGCGCTCTGGATTAGGGTATGGGCTGTACCTAAGTTTCTAACAATTGTTAAAAGTCGTCTTATACATGTATTAGTCGAGCCTCTCCCATTGCCACCAGTGAGCCAAATAATAGAGCCTCCGATATAATCAATATTTCCAGCACTATTATTAAATATTATTAGCTGTTCATCTTGAATACCATTTACTAATACTTGCCGTTTTTTAGTAAACCCACTGGGTAAGGTAATTGAACCCGTTACACTTTCATTGGTTACGCTTAAAACTGCTTTAATTTCTAATGTAGTTGGATTCAAAAGTAAATAAAGATAATAAGAGGTGCTATTTGCTTCGGCTCCTGTATCTAAGCCATTTCCACCACTAACTGTAATGTTAATTGTTAAATCACTGGGAACGACAATATCACAAGTATTATCAGATGAGCGAACCCGTGAGCCAGCTAATATTTTAATTGTTGCAACTGTTAAAAACTCAGATTTAACATCGTGATAATTAGCGGGTAAAAAGCCATTTACCGCATTAATAACACTAATTCCATTTAAAAAAGTTTGAGCATTTTTAAAATAATTGGTTTTACTGGTAACTGGTCCATTCCATTGTGGAGTAAAACTAACCGCTCCTGCTCCATCAACCGTGGCTATTCCTATTAAATTCTTTTCATTCAAATTGCTAGGTAAAGTATTAGTATCAGTAGCTTCGTAATCTTTGATTCCCCCTACAAAAGTAGCCCAAATATAAAAAGTGCTTGAACTCGTTAAACCTGTGATGGTCTTGGCTCCCCAGCCTGTTATGAGTGCCTGCGCTGTTTTGTCAGTTGTGTAAACAGACTGATCCCACCAGGTAATAGCGTCTGCCAATATAGCAAGCTCATTGGTTCCCGCACTAAAAGAGGTACTAATTACATTTACTATATGATCGGTTGTGTGTATTGCTTCAAGTAATGTCCTGTTTTCACTTAAAACTTCCCCAGTATTATTAATAGCCGTTGAGCTATTCTGCCTAGCCGTAATTTCGCTTGCTGAGCTAATAATATTATTAGCTGAAATGCCTGTAACGTTTGCCGTGTATTGTGTAATTTGTTTTGCCATTATTTATAAAAACCTCAATAGTCTTTTACCTTCACTTATTAAGCCCGTCAAGGCGTAAACAGAACCATGATTCGATACTCCGTCAATTTCAGAGTACCAACTTGTTTTTAACCTCAAACTTCGCCCCCCGTCGGGCGGGGTTACATTTACATCTACATTTCTCTCCTCTGTCCATAAAGCAACATCCCATAAAGCAACATCCCATAAGCTAGCCCCAAGACCAAAACTCACCACCTTGTTTAAAGATTGCAAGCCTCTTTCCGCTCCGTCCCAAATAGCAGTAAAATCAGAAGTTAAACTAACGGGTACAAACCATTTGACAATTAAGTCTAATACTTCTTTGTATTGAGTTAATGAGCTTTCAAGACTTAAATCACCAGTTTCAAAAGTGCTTAAAATGGGCTGTCTAGTGCTAGCTGTTAAAGGGTTGCGCTCGTATTCATCACCATCAAATGCCTTATAAATATCCCCAAAATAACTACCTAAATAAACATCTCTACCGTCTATCTCTGCACAAGCCCAGCCCCACCCAGCCCCTCGTCTGGTGTACCAACTGCTTACAATTTCCCCAGTCGCTGTCATAATGGCATAGGTGTAGCCTATTGTTAAATTCATTGGTGTTTCTGGATAAACAAAGCCCTCGTTTGTATTTCCAATATCAGACCCAGACGGCAAATTAAGCCAAATACTATTCCTTTCTTTACAATGAATTAAAAAAGATTTTTCAAAAGCTGTATTCATTGCCCCGCTCTGAATCAATGGGTTTATTTGTATGCCCGCCTCTAAAATGGTGCTTTGCACTTCGTTTTCTACTGCACTTAATGCTCCTATTCCTCGAGGAGACATACTGTATAAATCATTTAAATAATTAACTACGCATTCTTGATTAATCGCTCCTATGTCTTTAGATATATTGCTAAATACCCCAAATCTATTAGTTCCTGGTGTATCGTCTGATTGCCCTACAAATGCCTGCTTTTCAGTATAAGCAACTATTGCTAAATCTTCTTTTGTTTGACCACTTCTTTTTAAAGTGGCAATAGCTGTTATTTCTGCGCCTTCTCTATCTAAAATTTCAAACCACGCATTATTTGCTCCAGCTCCTACAGTATAAGTTTCACCGTCTTCTAAATTACTAGCTAAAATATAATCAGAATTAACACCACTTCCAGAAAAAGACCAAAGAATTCTATTTTTATAATTTAAAACTTTATTTGGTCTTTGACTGGTTTTAATTTCAGTTAGAATATTACTTGCAAAAGCGGTCATATTGCTTAAAGTCGTTCCATCCCAAACTTTGGGCTGGTTTGTACCATCGCATAAAAAGACCTTAGTAATTCCACTAGATCCCCTACCAATTGCCCATCTAACTGTGGCGGTGGAGTCAAAAGCTGAACTTGACTCTAAATTTTCTGAACCGCCCCCAGTTGGGATTGAGTACAAATTACCATCTCTTACAAATAATCTTTTAGTTCCAAACTTAAAAATAGCTCTTACTGGTGCCGTTGTTAAGCGGTTGGTGTTTACCTTACCCGTTCCTATGCCTATATTGCCATAACCTCTAGGCGTTGGGTGTACATTGTTTAAAGTCCATTGTGTGATAGGACTTAATGCGTTTCTGGGTAAAGAACGATTTAAGCCCCCTCCCGCTACAAATCCGGGGCTTTCCATTTCAGCGGGAAAAGGTCTAATTGCTTTTGCTACCATTACAAGGCTTCCTCCATTTGATAAACGCGCGATTTATATTTTTTTTGCTTAGTGGGTTTCTTAAGCTCAGGGTGCTTATCAAGCCATTTCTTCTGAGCTTGGGCTATCAATTTAGATTCCACCTCATTACGATCAGCGTTTGGATTAAGCTTCATAAAGCGGTTTACATCTGATTTAAAAAGTTGTAATCCTTTCTCACTAAATTTAGGTGTCAAGTGTCCTAGTCTACCTACAAAACTAAGACTTTGTAAGTCTTTTTTAGCTTTTCCTTTTAAACGATTACTTTCTTTAATATTTTCAATTTCTTCATTTCCACCACCCACAACTAAGAGCAAATCGCCTTTTGTTTTAACTGATCCGATTTCCTTCGGAAAAGCACCTTCCAGATCATAAACTTTCTTTTCTTTATCATTTAAATAAGCATTCACCTTATTGGCTAACTGTCCAGCTGGTAAAACTTTTAGCCAAGCTTTCAATAATTTTTCCTTATCTACTTCTTTATCTTCTTGAAAACTGTCAAAAGTCATCTTGGTAACTTTGCCTATATCTTGGATGTAACTAGCTAATAGCGGTTGTCCTAATGTTTTAAATCTATTAGTCAGCATTCCAGCAATGCTATCTTTTTCACCTAAATTTCTTTGTTGTATTTGGATTCTTTCACCAAAACCAGGCAAAAGCTTTTTATTAGCTAAACTCAATGTATTAAAATTATTTTTAAAATCTTCTCTTTCTTCTTCTGGAACAAAACTTCTAATTAAAAAATTCATAGCCATTCCTACAGCTGGCAAGCCAACCATCGCCGTACTTCCACCAACTAAATAAGTTCCACCGATATTAGCAATTAAACTAGATATGCCTTTCAAAGCCTTGTCTGAATCCACTTTGTTTATGTCAAATTCATAAGTTCCATTATCAAGCTTTTTAAAGCCGTTTAAGCCGTCTAACATATCAGTCGAGGCTCTTTTTAAACTATTAGAAATTCGGTAAACAGGTTTTAAAAAAGGAGTAAAAGCTTTACCAAGTTCAGTATTTCCCAAACCACCTAAAGCAAAATCTGCCCCTTTAGAGCCTCTACCAGCAATTAAACCTAAATCAATATTCATTTTAGTCATAAAACTTAAAACCGCCTCTTTTGGGGCTTCATCTTTAAAAGCTCTAAAATCAGTTACGGGGTCAGGTAAATTCTTAAATTCTGGGTGTTCAGCTTTCCATGACCGAGCCGAGGCTACTACGGTTACATCATGATAAAAATCAGATATTAATTTATTAGGGTCTAAATCTTCTATTTTTTGCCAACCATTTTTTAACCACTCACCAACATTTTTACCAGCCTTGCGAGACTGACTAGCATTACTCATGACATTGTAATAACTACCCCTTTTACCAGCGGTCATAAAATGCAAAAGACTATTTTTATTAGATTGTAATTTTTGCCCAAGCGTTTGATATAAAGCCTTATCGACATCCCCTAAAAAAGGAATTGTATTAGCCAAACGCCCTAAACCTTGACTAGCTTGTAATTCTGGGGCGGATCGTACATTCATATAATCAAAAAGGTTTAAAAATGCACTACTTGGATTCCACAATAAAGCCCCTTTATAAGCCATTGATTGAAGATTTTGAAATAAACCATTTCCTGTAATTGTTTTTAAAGCTCCAATTTTATTATCCACTGCAATTAATGTTTTTTCTAAATCAAACTTTTCATTTTTCAAACCGGAAAGAACTCTTTTCCCTGTAGGTGTACCGCTATTAGTTTCAGCTTTATTAATTTTATTTTCAATAGTATTTATTTGTTCTACTAAATCATCTTTAAAATCTTCTGCATATTCCACCATTTCCCTTTTTCTATCCGCTAATTCTGCTAAAGCTTCAGCCGCTTTGCTATTTTCAAACTCTGGTCTAATATTTCCTTCCGTATCTAAGATTTCATCAATATTTTTTTTATTTAAAATATCTTGAATTTCTTTGAAAACATCTTCACTTTTCTCAGCCAATTTGGTTTCATAAAGCATTTTGCGAGCTTCTAATTTATTAAAACCATCAATAAATTTTTGATTAGCTGGTCTTTTAACACTTAAAATACTTTGGTCAATAGTTTTCGGAGTATTAAAAACCAACTCAAGAGCTGAATCTTTTAAATTTTTAAACTTGGCATTTTTTGTAAAATTATCAAAAGCTTTATTAGCAGGTAAAACATTTAAAACTAATTCCAAAGTATCAGCAAAGCCATGACCCCCAAGAATCTTTTTAACAATTGCCCCAGCGATTGGTATAGCAATTGGATTAAAAGCAAATTGTTGATTTAGTTTCTTTGTATTAGTAGTAACTTCATGAATTAAATCAGTTTCTGGCTCTTTACCTTCAATTAAATCTTTAGTAATAAATTCAGTACCTTGATTAGTATTATCAGTTAAATCAGCTTTTCTTTCAGTGGCTAAATTTTCAGTTGTTTTATTTTCTAATTTTTCTTGAAGGTCTTGATAAACAGTTTTGAATTTTTCACTAGCGGCTGTCATGGCTTTCCCAGTTTCAGCATTTTTTAATTTAGTTTCCATTTTGCCTTGTATGGTGCGCCCTGTATCTTGTCTTTGTTTTAGATGTTCTCTCCTTGTGTTTAAAAGTTCTTTTGCTTCTCCTTGAAATTCAGATTTAGCTCTTGAGATATGAAAAGCCGTATCCCCTTTTTCATTTTTCCAAACATGGTCAAGCCCACCATTATCTAGTTTGGAGCCAGTTTTACTCATAAAAACATCTTTGGCGATCTTAAACTGTTTATCAGTTTTTAATAAATCCCCTTTGGCGGTAATCCACTGTTCAGCTAAAGCATCTATTGAGTTTTGCACCCCTATTTTTGCATTAGACGCTTTGCCAATATTGGTTTGCACGCTTAAACTATTTGTTTCGGATTTTGCAACTCTTTCACCAAGTCCGAGGCGGTCAAGCATTCTTTCATAACGATTTAATATTTTTTGCCCTTTGGTGTTTAAGCCTAAACTGTCTTTTCCTTTAGTTGGGAATAATTGAATTCCTTTATAACTGTAGGTTTCAGGGTCTATTCCTTTTTGTTTTAATTTAGTTTCTAAAGCTTCGGATAAATCCACTAAGGTATTTTCAAAAGTTTTCTTTTCTTTGGCTAAATCAGCTATCACATCAATTGCCTCTTCGTCCGTTTTACTTACCGCTTCGCTTATATCGCTGAGTTTATTTAATTTATCTGGCTGTCTAGCAATTTCCTGAAAATCAACGGCTTTATAATCTCCAAGAGTACGAGCAATTCGTTCAGTTCCATCTGGATTAATTACTTTTTTTGTGCCTAGCTTTTTTTGCTTTATATCATCTACGGTGTTTGAAGGTTTTAGGTAGTCTTCTAGGTCTTTTGTGAGGGTTTCAACTGTTCGGGAATTGCTAATAGTTGGAGTTTCTGTTTTAACTTTAGGAGCTTCTGGAACTTTAGAAACTGTTGCTTTTGCCTCAGCACCAATCATTTCATCATAGATTTTTCTCATTTCTTTATTGAGTTTTAAATCTATTTTTGATCCAGTTATTCCTTTATAAATCTCTGTTAGCCAAGTTTTAAAATCATCAAATATTTTTTGCAGCTCTGGAATAGGAGCTTTTCCATCAGCTAAATATTTTTCAAAACCTTCCGCAAACTTCTCACTAACAGTAGTGTCCCATTCTTTAGAACCCGCCCAGTCTAAAATGTCCTGTTTTTCTGATGATTTTAAAACACTTTCGTAAACATGTGCGATTTCGTGTAAAGGCGTAGAAACATCGGGACTTGATAAAGAATGAATTAATTGTTTTCTATTCTCTGAATTTTCTAATGCACCTCTGGCTTTTTGTGAAATTTGAGGAATTTCTATATTTTTGTCTGTTTGCCGTGTTAAATCTGGAACTTTCTCTTTGGGCTGAGGTGTTTTAGGTCTAAAATTATCTGTTTCAAAAGCTTCGTTTAATAAACTATGCGGCTGTTTTGTTTTGCCAAGCAGATCAAGCTGATTTTTTGAACTTTCTACTAGCTCTAAATAATCTTTCATGGATTTACTTAAAGCAGTAGTAGACCTAGACTTTTTAGCAAGTTCTCTAAATAAACCTTCTTTAAAAGTACCTTGCCAAGAATCCCCTAAAGAACTACCTGTAAACATATCACTTTGTCCCAAATGTTCATCTAAGGAAGTACGGATTTCCGCTTTAATAGCTTTATAATCGACATACTCTTCTATTGCGTTTAAAAAATCGTCTGTAATATCAAAGTTTTTGTCTATCTTTCCTTGTTTTATTTCATTTTTTAGTTTGATAAACCCAGCAGAATTATCTCCCATTGCTTTTGAGATTTTTTTAATTCCATCATCTCCAGCATTAGACAATTTCTCAACTAATCTTTTTCCCGACTGGGTGTGTCCAAATGCCTTAGCAATTTTTGCATTTGCTAATCTTGTCTCTCCGTATTGATTTAACTTTCCTTTATTGTCAATAAGTGCTGTTTTTTCGGAGTCTGACAATTTTTGAATAAATCTTTTAGCAGATGGATCAGCTTCGTCTAAAGAGGAAATATCCGCAAAAGCTTGCTCAGAAGGAGTTCTTTGTGCTAATCCAGCATTATTAGCTTTTTCTATAAAATCTTGATAATTTACATCCTCATCTAAAACTCTTCGAGCTAAAACTGGCTCTTTCATTCTCTTGATTTGATCTACATCTAAGCCAAATTCTTTAGCATTTTTAATTAAATATTCTTTATAACCTGTTCCCTTACCTTTTGCATAAGCTCTTTGAATTGCAGCAGTCCGTCCATTCCCTGATAAAACCGAATTACTATTTTTTCCAATTATCGGAGAGCCGTCCCTTATTGAATTTGACAGACTCAACAATTCAGGTTTTATGCCTTCTGACATATTCTCAACTTGTGATTTTAAACCTAAATTACCAGCTCTATCTCTTGTGTTTGTAAACTCATATTTAGGATTGTTGCCAAAGTCTTTAGTAATTGAAGCGTGAATATCTGGCGATTCAAGTACTTCATATTTAACATTATAATTACTTCCGTCATTATCAAATACTTGTTTGATTGAAGTATCTCCAGTCTCCTCTGCAAGATTTGGTCTTTTCCCTGTGAGATTTTTAGGTTCTGTATTATTTATATTTTGTAAAGCTTTTTCATTTAGTTTAGGTTTTTTGTTTGACTGATAAAGAACATTTTGAAGTTTTGCCCCTTTTTCGTTTTGGAATTTAGTATTTTCTCCCCCCTTCCATTTTTCTTGAAATAAATCATTCCATTTTTCTTCTTGGCTTTTGATTTCAGCATGATTTAACTCTTTGTATTTAGCTTCATATAAATCTGTCTTTTTTGAAGCTAACTTTTTAAAACCATCCCACTGACCACTTTTGACAAAACTTGCAATCATTTGATCGGTTGGCTTGTGAGTTATAAAAGCAATTTCACCATCACTATTAACCCACAAATCATCTTTGGCTTGTAAAAAACCTTTCTGCCTTAAAAAAGAGGGCGTATATGTAGTACCTGGTATATGATCGCTTACTCTTAATTGAACATCAGTATTAGAGACCCACTGACCGCTTTTATCCATGTAGCCTGCTCTCAAATTTTCAAGAGGTTTACCATTTGCATCTCCTAAAACATAATAATTACTTCGGCTTTTGCTGGTGTCGTTTTTACCTCGACTTGCAGATTTAATACGATTTGTAATTGTAAAAGAATCACCTTTTAATTTTGCATTGCGTTGGTCGTGAGGGATTTCTTTTTCTAGTTTTGGATGGTAAAGAGCATCATCTTGTATTTCTCTTCTTTTGATTAAATCTTCCTTATCATAGCTAAGTTCTTCTCTGATTTCGTCTTCAGTTTGCCTTCTTGTTTTTTTTGGCTCTTCTATTGTTTTTGGTTGGAAGCCGACATCTTGTTTTATCCTGTTTTGCTGTTTTGTATAATCTAAAAATTCACCAGAAAATCTTTCTTTTTTGGGGATTCCATTAAATCTTTTACCAAGTTCCCCCATTATCTGGTTAGCTCTTGTTCCACTTTCCCAGAGTTTTTTTACATCATCTAAAGTGCCAGTTTTTACAATTTCAATATCAGAAGGAGTTAAATCTCTTCTTTGTAAATCGCCCTGAAATTTTGCCCCTTTTTGGAGTTCCTCTAATTGGCTCTTTTTAAAACCAAGATCGGAAAAAGCTTGTTCTGGAGTAATACCTTTCCTTTTTGCAATAGTATTTAAAACTCGATCTGTAATTATTGAAGAAGCATTTGCTTGTTTATCATTTAAATCAAAAACTTCTTTAAAAGTAGTTTCTAACTCAGCTTGATTTTTAGGTTTGTAAACTCCATTAAAAATTTTTAAATTGTTAATGTTATTATTTTCATTATTAGTTGGATTTGGTAAATCAGATGTATTGGTTAATGTTCTGGACTTCTCTGGGATATTTTGACGATCCTTAATTTGATTTGCTAATTCTTGAGCTTTTTGTTTAGCACTTAAGCCTTTTAAATTGGTTTGTTCTCTTCCTTCGTACTTTTGAAGAGCTAATTCAATTTCATTAGCTTCTTTTTCTAGCTTACTTACTCTTTTTTGAGTTCTTTCACTTAATAATAATTTTTCGCCACCAACATCAGCCAAACGCTCATTAATAGAACTTCTTTTCTCAGCCAACTTATCTTTTAAATCTAAAACCACTTGATTTTTAGAGGAAGGTACAACACTTAAAGGAGTGATTGGTGTTTCTAAATTGCCAATAGCACCTTTTTGATTTGGAATATTTGGTAAAGGTCTTAATTTTTTAAGACCTTTACCAATTAAATCACCAGTTCCACGCATTAAACCAGCTCCAGCAAAATCCCCAATAGCATTAGTTCCTATTAAGCTAGGTGCTTGCTTAAATGCTTCCTGAGCTGTTATTTCTTTGTTTTGTACACGCCTGTTTAATTCCCCTGCGGTTTGCAAAGTAGATAAACCAGTATCTTGAAAACCTTCAGAAATCCCAGCTTTAACAATATTTCTCAATAAACCAGGTCTTAATTTGCTAGCAATTAGAGTGCTAGCTTTCCTCCCTATTTGACTTTCAGGAGCTAACATAAAAGGCACTGTTTGCCCTACAAATCGCTGAGCTTGTGAGCCCACTGATTGATCTACATCTAAACCTTTATAAAATTCTTGTCCATTGACTGGTCCAACAGCATTATTTAAAGCGTTTTCTCTTGCTTTAAAAATCTCTTGTTGTTTAGCATATTCATTTCCTGGTATAAATCCTTTGCCTTGCATTGCATTAGCAAGCCTTCCCGTTGTTTGGTCGAATCCCATATCTACCAAACCGACAGCATCACTATAAAAATTACCTATTTCTTTTCCAGCTCTAGCTATGCCTTCAGTAACTTGATTAGTTGCTAATTGTCTTTTTAAATCGACTTTTTTATTTTGCAATTTATCAAATTCTTGATTAGCTCGATCAATCGCAAAAGGATTAACATCACCAGTAGAAGCTAATTTGTTTACATTTTGCTGTCCTAAAACTGTTTCATTTTGTGCTAATTCTTTGTTTTTATTAGAAACAAAAGTTTGAGCTTCACCAACATATTTATTAATTTCATTATCACTATAATCACCGCTATCTTTTAATTGTTTTTTATAACCTTCTAAAGCTTGAGTGCCCTGTGTTTCTAGTTGGCTTGGTAGCTTTTGCACTCTTTTAACTTCATTTGTTGCCAAATTTTTAACTATTCTGTCTTTGCTTTCAAGGCGTGTAGTCTTTCCTTTATCTTCTAAATTAATTTCATTTATATCTTTATTTCTTTGTAAATCTTCTATTTTGCGCTTTTGAATAGCTAATTCAATTTCATTAGCTTCTTTTTCTTGAGTTTTATCACCTTTTAATCGATTAAGCCTATTTTTATCGGCAATATCATAAATTGCGCCTAAACTGTCAGCTCCAATGTCATAAGCTCTTTTCCCAAAGTCAAGCAAACCAACACCAGCCCCTTTTTTAGAAGCTTCCTTCACTGCTGTGTTGCTAAAAAATGGGATTCCTTTACTCATTTATCTTGTTATATTTGGGGAATAATTAAAAGTAGGAGCGGGCTTAGGTTTACCACCACCTCTTAAAAGTCCTAATTGCGCAGTGGTTAAATTACTTTTACCAAAACTCTTTTGTCCATTTTTGCCAGTTTTAACTGTTAAAACCTCTCCAGTTTGAGGGTCTTCTATATATTGCATTCCCCCTCCAGAACTTCCCCCTCGCCCCCCTCCACCACCTTTAGCTAAAGCTTTTGAAAGTCTAGCGTCTGCATTAGATTCTCTTTTAGCGGCGTGGGATTCACTCGCCTTAAATCTTCTTTCTTGTTCTTGGTTGCTAATAATTGCCTCAATTGCACCAGGGCGTGAAGCATAAGCCTCAACTTCTTCAGGAGTTAATTTAAGATTGTTTCGATTAGCGTAATTTGTAACATAAGATTTATTTTGTTCCAGTTTTTTAGTTTCTTTTTTCTCACCAAGCATATTTCCAATAAAAGGGCTTACAGTGCCTAAATTCACACCATCAGGTAAATTGTCTAAACCGTTTGCTCTTAAATATTGCAAAGTAGCGTTTTCTTTTTGAGCGTCTTCTGCGCCTTTCCTAAAGCCTTTTTCATCAAATGAGCCCTTTTCATTATCAATATAATCTTCAAAATGCTGTTGTTGCCATGCTTTAGGATTAAACATTGCCAAAGTGGGCGCTTGTTGAGGGCTTTGGGAAGATAAAGATTGTGTATTTGGGTTTTGTTCCAAAAGTTTAGGGCTGGTATTTAAAGAAACTGCCCCTTCTGGGTTGTCATTTCCATATTTAGACCTTAATAATTCTAATGATTTATCTCTACGCTTAGTCGCTAGGTCATCTTTTAAAGTTTCCATTTTTTGGAGCTGATCCAATTCGGCGGCTTGTTTTACATTAAACATTTCTAAAGCCTGCGCCTGCTCTTCTTTGGCTCTTTTACGAGTTAAAATTTGACCTGCTAAAGCATTTAAGCCTTGCCCAATACCTTCACCTATACTCATTTTTTACCACCTTTCCCACCAAACATTGACCCTGCAAGATTCATTCCGCCCCCTATCATTGAGCCTGCGCCGCTTTTTTGGCTTGCTTTTTGAGCCGCCGCTGTTTGCCCTTGCTGAGAAGCTAAACTATTAGCTGGTGAAACAAATCCTAATCTTGTATTTGCTTTGGTTTGCCCAAAATTGGTATAAGCATTAGCCTTATTGGTGTCAATTCCCGTTAATTGTTGATTAATATCCATCGCTGGGTTAAATAATGCTTGGTTTTCTTGTAATAAATTATTCCTAGCGTCTTGCCTTACACCCATTAATGTCTTGCCTGCATTATCTGCTAAGTTTTGCCCTAATACCGCCTGCGCAAATTGTCCTCTTGAATTATTACGCCCTGCCTCTCCCATTCCTGCAAATTGATTACCTAAATTAGCTTTCACCTCGTTTAAAACAGGTTGGTAATTGGCATTATAAGCATTATCTTCTGCTATTTTGGCTTCTTGGTCAAAATTTTGATAACGAGCTAATCCTTTATCAAATAAAGCTTGTGTCGCTTTGGGGTTAAATCTATTTAGAGCAGTATTTAAATTTCCCATTGTGCCATTAAAGGCATTATCAATATCAGTTAAAGCAAAATCTCTTTGGGCTGAGGTGTTTGCCGAAGCGTCTTTTAAAGGATCTGGACCGCTTTTCTTTTTTATAAAACTCATGTCATCATCCCCCCGCCCCCGCTAAACCCTCCAGAACCCCCAAAATTAGGTTTCTTTTCTTTGGTTCGTCTTTGGGCTGACTGCATTCCGTTTTCAAGAGGATTAGACATGGGGATCATTTGGGCGGGTTCTTGTGAAAAACCGCCCTGAGATTGTTGTCCTCCTCCGCCAGAATTCATCATTGACGATGCTGCACTCATCAAGGCGGGTATTGCCGCCAATAACAAAGGAGCTACCATTATTTATTTCCCCCAAAAAGTTGTGTATTTAAAGCGCCAAACTTACCCGTTTGAGGGGCAAATTGAATATATTTATTAGATTGTGGATTAATCCCTGTGTCTTGGGCTTGGCTTATCGAATCACTTACCCCTCTTGCTTGTTCGGTGGCTGATTGCAAAGGTTTACCAGTGTATGGGCAAACTCCAGGTATGCCAGCATAAGGTTTATCTTTAAAATTGTTTGCAACTTGTCCTAAAACACCATCATTGCCTAAAAAACCTTTTCCACCAAAAGACTTTCCGCCCTGAAAAAAGCCTGTATCATTATTCATTGCGTTTTTTAAAAAGCTCATCTATTCAGCCTACCCGTATTTCTTCTTCAAATCCCATCTGTAATCCATAAACCAGTGTATTTTGCTGTTATATCTAACTGCATGGTTTGCTTGACGGGAGAAGAACACATGTTTAGGCTCTTTAGCTCCAGCATGGCTGATAAAAGTTTTACCGTGTGGGGTAAATGAATTTGCCCATATAAAGCGGTAACCTTTGTCATACCAATATCTTTGATAACTATTATGCCAAAATTTTAGAAAAGTTGCACCTGCTCTTGCTTTTTCAATATGATTTCCACGCAAACCAATTATTATATAACCGCTGAGTTCGGGCTCGTCTTCGTTAAACATAAACATACAATGAATATTTTCATCTTTAAAAATAAAACCAATATCTTGAGATGTTTTTAAATAACCTAATAATAAGCCTTTTCCAAACTGAGCTAATAAATTAGGATTATCTGTTTTTAGTTTATTAATTACACCTAAAGCAAAATCACGGGTAAAGCCTTGAGGGTAGCTAATGGGTAAATTAACCATTCCTTGTATAAAATCAAAAAGTTCCTTGTCGCTGGCGGTGTTTATATATATTTCACAAAATTGAATTAAATATTTTGGTTGATTGAAAAAATGCGCAATTTTAGATAATCTCTGAACATAATAAAGGGGTTTTTTTGGCTGTTTAAGCGCAATTACATTAGATTCAATCTCTTCAAATTCTAAATTGTCAATCATGCTATCACCATTCCATTTCTAAACTTAACAAAACCACCATTACCGCTATTATGCTGGTGTGGGGCTGAATAATCCGCTCTGGTATTAACTTTAAAGTCTTGGCAAATATACCGCTGTAAACTTCGACTTCTCATGCGGTCTTTTTCTCCTTCGTCAATCAGTCCGTTTGTAAATAAAAGCCATGAATAGGTGTGATCTTCCAAATAAACATCTCCTAAACGATTGCAAGCGGTTAAAGAGGAACCTGCTAAAGCTGTAGGCTCTTGATAGTAATAGCCTCTAACTTGATAAATGTCATCTGGTGCTAAAAGAAAAGCTAATTTCTTTTGATTAGCCACGGCGGTCGTTTTGATAAACCACCCATAAGGCTTACCACTCTCAACATCACTCAAGTCTCCGTTATACTGTCTTTTAATAAAATCTTCTGGGTAATAAATTAAAGGATAATCGCCCCGTCCAGTGGAATCAATTAACCACATTTCAATCCCTGCTATTTGAGTTGTCTCAAAAGTTAAAGTATATTCATTAACGCCTGCCGTTGTAGTGGTGTCAATAAAAGTTTTAAAATCTTCCTGTTTTAAATCTACTAAACGGTTATAGCCGTAGGCAAATTCATTGCGTGCGCCTAGAGCAGTCCTTTCAAAAGAACTGTCATAGTCTGTAAGTTGGAGAGGAGCCTTAAAAGCTCTACCAAAGGCACGATTAACAATATTTACTACGGCGTCAACCATTTTATTTTATTTATTATTTTTTTTAGGGAAATAACTATCTGGGATAGCCTTAACCAAGGCTTTATAAAAAGCGTCTTTAATTAAAGGCTTAGAATCTTCATTTAACCTTGCAAATAAAGCTTTAAAAGGGTTTGCACTTGCCCAAGAGGTTTGTACCTTCTCATCTAAAGAGGATATTCCTTTTTCAAATTGCTCATCTAAAGGAACATAAATACCAACAAGCCCCTCTTGGAGCTTGTTGTGAGTAGTTTCGATAAACTCATTTAAATTGATTTTTCCAGTAAAATCAGGAATACGAGCTTCGAGAACTTTTTTATTTGGAATATATTTTTCTTCTGTCATCTTGTTTTATTTAAACAATAGGGGCAGATTCAATAACAATATTCACTTCGTAGGCACCCGCTGGTGTGCCACCCAAGCCCGCTGTAGTTACATTGGTTTGAATGGTATCTCCGATAGCAAAAGATACAAAAGGATTTTTCCTTAAATCGGTTGCCACGGTGTCACCAGGCAAGGTAACCGAGGTACTTGGGGTAAATTTATAAGTGGTACCAACTACGGCGGCGTCCACAAAACTTATAGTTCCGAGAGTATAAGTAGTTCCACTGCGCACTAATTGTAAGCTCACAACCGCTGGGTCTGAGGTGTTGACAATCGCAGTAGTTACAATTGCCTCTGATAAAGCAATATGTAAACTGCCCGCGCTTGGTGCTACATATTTATAAGCAATACCTGTGGCGGTAGTTACATCTAAAGTTTTTAGACCTGGATTATTTAAAGTAATCAAATTATTTGACATTAAGCAGCCTCCTTTTTGGCGTTTTGTTTTGTATTTTTAAAACCTAATTTATCTAAAATAGCTTCTCTTTCAAATTCAGTTAATGGGATATTTGAAGGGATTGATTGAGTTTGAAACAAAGACACAAGCAAATTATTCAAATAAGTGCTTTTATCCATGCCAACGTTGGACCAGCCATAATAAACACGGTCTGACCAAGTCCCTTTATCAATTCTGGAAACTTTATCCCCTTTGACGGGCAAAATTGCCATATCCCTTTTTTCTGTATTTTCTTGAAAAGCTTTATATCGTTCGTAAAATCCAATAATATCGCTTATGATTCGATCAGAGATTTTCTTTGCTATCTCGTCAACTGAGCGCACATTATTGATGTTTACTTCAAAACCATTACCTAACCAGTATTTCTTAACGATACTGGTGGAAGCTCTTTCTTTTTCACCTATTAAATTCCAGTACTCTTCAATTTGAAGGTGTGTCATGGTTCTTAACAAGTTTTTGTGAGTTGAGACTAAACACAAATCAGCTTTAGAAGCGTCTAAAATTGCTTGATCTGCGTCTGTTCTTTCTTCTTGTTGGTTTAATAAAGTAAAGTAATAATTATCCTCCCATTTACTCGCTTTTTTGGGCTTATTGCCTCCTAACATACGCTCCATAACCTTTATAAGGGCGTATTGAGCTGAGGGGTTTAATTGTTTACTTATTTCGGTTTGAGGTAAGGTTTCTTTTTTTTGTGTTTCCGATAAACGATCTAACAAATTACTCATAAATCTCCTTTAGCTTAAGCGTTCACTTCGTCTGAATTTAGTAGAATGCCCGCTACATCTCGCATTTCTGCGACTCCGTAGAAAACATCAGCTACTTGCAAAGTTGCTAATTCAGCCAAAATATAATCAGATTGAACTCTTGGCTTAATCCCAAAAGCGACCATAATACCTTCTTTTGTGAGCACCATGCCTTTAGTTGCTCCGCCCGTGGTAGTCAAATAATTGGAACGGGAAATTAAAACGCCGTGAGGTGTTTCTATTAAATCCCCTTTATTAGCTTGGTCTAAGCCTTTTTGTCCAGCTATTTGGTATTCGTCTCTACCTTGCAGAATATCTGCGTAAGCATAAGGATTGACATAAGCAACCGCTCTATTTTCAGGGTTTCTAATATCAATTCCATTGGTAAAAAACTTACGATTAACTTCGGCAAAAGTATCAAAACTAATGACATAACCATCACCAGAGCCAACAGTGCTACTAAAACCAGTTGCCAAAGTTGCTATATCTCTTTCAAAAGCTTCTGCAATAGCTTTTGCTTGGGATCTTGCTAAAGCGTCCATTGTTACCTGTCCCTGTACAGCTTTCGCAACATCTTCCATTGAGATAGCAACATATTTATGCTTATTTAAAGTCAATGAAATAGTAGACCAAGCATTCACTTGAGGAACTATTGGGCTATTTGGAACTTTATCTTTGGCGGTAAATTTACCTGCAACACTTACCTTGATGGTATCCCCTTTTTGCGCATTGCCTGGTACTTGGTCGCTAACATCGGTTAATGGGATTGCATTCTGTGGTTGTGCTAATCCAGCATTATTAAAAAACATTGGGGAAAATTGCTGTAATTCTTGATCTAAAGACCATAAAATTTTAGATGTGAGAATTTTGGATACTTTCTGGGAGTCCAACCCAGTACTTGTAAAATTGTAAACCATTATTGTATAACCTCATTTAGAAAGGATCGGGAATATTTCCAGCTTGCCAATTCGCATAAATCTCTCTTTGTTTAGCTGGGTCTTGATTTCTCATCCAGCCGTTAAACTCATTAGCTGATTTAAAGCGGGGAACTTGGCTATTATTTTGTGTATTTTGCCCTTGAGGTACATGTCCAAATGTCTGACTGCCTGTAACTTGGCTTTGACTCCTAGTTTTATACTCTTGAAATCCTTTTACAGCTTTAGCAATATTTGCTCTATTACCTGAGCCATAAAGGTTATTCAAACTATCTAATTCAGCTTTGGCTTGTGGACTTTTAGCACTATAATAATGATTCCAAAAGTCAGCCGCTAAATGCTGAGTGTTCTCCCACCCATGACTTACCGCAAATTCTTCTTGCGATTGATTAGCTAAAGTTTCTTTAAGAGCGTCTTGAGTAAGAACTCCTTGAGCTTGTAAAAATTCTCTAGCCTCTTTGACAGCTGGGTCTTCGGGGTTAAACCTACCTTGGGGAGGCTGAATAGGTTGGTATCCTAAGCTTTGCAATGGGTTAGCTTGCAAAGCTTGCATTTGAGCTTGTAAAGCCTGAAAACTTTGTGCTAACTGCTCATAAGGTGGTTGAGATGGTTCTTGGTCTTGATAATTCTCGCTTTGATTATTATCGGCGGGCTCCTCAAAATAACTAGAATATTCATCAGTAGACATTAAATGATTGTTCCTCTCCTGTAAGCTTCTCGATCTGGTGTGCTAAGTTTGCAATTGAAAGTTTTGATTTAACGAGCTGAAGGCTTTCTAAGCGTGCTAAATATTCATGTCTTAATGAAGGTTCAGCTATTTTGCTTAAAGCACTTCTAAGATCTCGTATCTCGCATTCAATTACACTAGCGGCGTAATCTAAAAGTGGCTCAATGACAGTCAAATCAATATTTGCTAATTTGAGCTTTTGAAGCAAGTTGTCATTAGGCAAATTTGAATTAATAGTGTTCATTAATATCTATTATGTCTATTTAATTGAGGGATTAAAAGGCTATTTGGTATACTGTGGAATGTCAGTATACACTAAGGCGGGTCATTTTGATGAAACGATATAAATTAAACATTTCTATAGATAAAGAACTAATTGAAAAAGTTAAGTTAGCTCAGGACATTCTAAAAGCTAAGAATTGCAATAGGGTGGTAAATGACCTTTTACGAAGGGGTTTAGATGCTCTTTTTGGTGTTAAAAAAGAAGGGGTTAAATAATGGGAAATCCAAATGAAGAAAAATTGGATCCTAATTGGGATTGTGAAGAAAATAGAAAATTTTTTAAGAACTATTTAATACAACTAAATGAATTGTGTGAAAAAGGGGAAAAAGTACACAAAGAGAATTTAGAAGAATACATAAAAATATCTGTGTCCGTTCATTGTTTATTACATTGCATGTACAGACTATCTAAACAATACCAACTTTATGTAAAAACTACTACAAGCTAATAAATATTATGTCTAATTGGTTTAACTCGTGCAAAAGTTTGCGCTTCTTGAATTATATTTTTAAACTCCTAATAATTGTTTTTGCAAATAAAAAAAGAACAAAAAATAATAACCAAAGCATGAAGTAATTGGTCAAATCCAAACACAATCCAATGCCATTTATTAGCAGGTGATTGTAGTGCAGGAAACCAACCATTCATCCTACCTTTCCAAACATCAATTAGAAAATGTGTTATTAATTGAAATAACGATAGTTTTAATACTAATCCTAAATCATTGGTAAAAAACACCAAGAATAAAAACATTAGTATTGCGTGCATGCTGGAATGCACAAATATTGGAAATAATGGTTTCCCTAATCTTTTTGCATTAAGCATCCAATCAGTTGATAAATGTGTGTAATCTGCTAACCAATGGCAGATAAAAAGTCCGATTAAAATTTGTGTTTGCATTTATCCTAAACTCCTAATAATTGTTTAGCTTGTTCATTGTCTTGAACTTCTTGGGTAGTTTTTGCGGCATTAGCAGACATAACTTGAGTTTGAGCCATATCTTTCTGCGCTTTAGCTTCCGACATTTTAGCATTATCTTGAGCTTGTTGAGCCTCAATTGCTTGTTTTTGTTGGCTTTGCTCTTCCTCTGAGCTTAAAACTTCCATGTATTTAGCTTTGTTTTCATTCTCATTCAAATCAAGA